TATGCGCAAAGATCAATGCCCCGAGTGCCTAGGGTATAACACAACAACTACGCAATATAACAAAGACTACTTCCACAGCTGTAATGACTGTGAATTAGATTGGAGTGAAGGTTATGGATAAGCGTTCTACATTATGTAAAGTAAAAGAAACGACACGCCGTCTGACCTGCAGTTTTGTAAATGGATTTGACACGACTGATACGATATACGCCTGCGACAGGCTCTTAAAGCCTGAACGCAAGCCCCGTAGGGGTGAGCTTGCGAGTTCGGCAGCGTTATCTATTGGGACAGTTCTATGTCTAATAGCCATATTAAGCCCTGTCGGAAAGATTGATACAGCAGAAGCAATTACAATAAAGAAACCCATTTCCACAAAGTCTTATGCATTAAGAGCTATAAAAGATAAAACACAATATCAATGCTTAAATGAGTTATATTCAAAAGAAAGCGGTTGGAATCCAACAGCTGTTAATGGTAGCCACTATGGCATACCACAGTTAAAAAACAAGATTATGTTAAATAAGAATCCATATGAACAAGTAGACTATGGATTAAAGTACATACAGCATAGATATGGATTAACTACTGCTGGTCATATCAATGCATGTAAAGCATTAACACACTTAGAGACTAAGGGTTGGCATTGAATAGCAAAGCATTAGGCAGCAAGAAGTGGAAAGACATAAGGCTAAGAGTATTAGCAAGAGATGGTCGTATCTGCTATGTATGTGGTCGTGAGGCTACGCAGGTAGATCACATAGTGCCACGAACTAAGATGGGTGACATGTGGGATATGGATAACCTTGCAGCTATATGCGCTACATGCAATGTGCGTAAGGGTAATAAACAACTAAGCGTTTTTTTAGCACAATCGTCTACCCCCCCTGTCTTTTCAGACTCATCTCTCCCCGAGATGACCGTGGTCACACCTTTGTCACCCTTTTCTAAGCCATGAGTGGCGTTTTAAAGCCTGTTGAGACCTCTAAGGGTCAAAAGGTACGAGGGGCAAAGACAAAACCGCTTATAGGGGCTGTAAAGCCTCGTATTCACAGTCCTTTGCTAAAAGGTACGTCTAAAATTGATGAAGTTGCAGATTTAGCTGAGAAAATTGGTATACCGCTTATGCCTTGGCAACGTTTTGTCCTAGATGACATGTTAAAGGTAGACAAAGATGGCATGTTCCAGCGTAAGACTTCATTATTGCTTGTTTCGAGACAATCGGGCAAGACTCACCTAGCACGTATGCGTATATTGGCTGGTCTGTTCCTATTTGGCGAAAAGTCCATTGTGGCAATGTCCTCTAATCGAAATATGGCACTAGATACTTTTAGACAGATTGCTAACACTATTGAGGACAATCCATTTCTTAAAGCACAAGTTAAACAGATCAGATATGCCAATGGTCAAGAATCAATAACCCTACTTAATGGCGCAAGGTATGAAATTGTTGCGGCAACTTCTGACGGCAGTCGAGGCAAAACCGCTGACCTGTTATACATTGATGAATTACGCGAAATCTCAGAAGAAGCTTTTAAAGCGGCAACCCCAACCACTAGAGCCCGTTTTAATAGTCAAACTCTACTAACGTCAAATGCGGGTGACGCTTTCTCAACTGTTTTAAATAACCTTAGAGAAAGAGCTTTATCTTACCCTGCTAAGACTTTTGGGTTTTATGAGTATTCAGCACCTATTGAGGCAAGGCAAGATATAAACAATAGAAAATACTGGGCAATGGCTAATCCAGCCCTAGGTCATACAGTTACAGCTGAAGCCATTGAAGAATCTATATCTACTAACAGCATTGAAACTACAATGACTGAAACTCTTTGTATGTGGATTGACAGTCAAGTCTCACCTTGGCAATTTGGAATTTTGGAAGCTTGTACTGATAGCAGCCTTACCCTGCCTATTGGTGTTATGACAGTTTTTGCCTTTGATATTAGTCCGAGCAGACGAAATGGGTCACTCGTTGGGGCTCAGATAACCCCAGACGGTAAAATTGGTGTTGGAGTCATTGAGACCTATGTAAGTGAAGTTGCTATTGATGAAGTTAAAATGGCAAGTGCCATAAATGAGTGGGCTATCAAATATAGACCAATAAATATTGGGTATGACAGATATGCCACAGCTAGTATTGCCCAGCGATTAACTCAAAGTGGTCACAAACTTATAGATATATCTGGACAGCCTTTTTATCAAGCTTGTGCTGAACTTTCAGATGCTTTAAACAATTTAAGGCTGGTTCATAGTGGTATGCCAGAGTGGATTAACTCAATGAATAACTGCGCTATGAAAACTAATGACGCTGGGTTTAGATTGATCAGACGCAAATCTGCTGGCGAAATTACAGCTGCCATTTCTACTGCAATGTGCGTCCACATGCTTTCAAAACCAATATCAGTTCCCCAGATTTACGTCTAGTGTTTGTGATATAATTCACCCATGGGATTATGGGCAAATTTGACTGCCAAAAATAAAATTGAAGCGCAATATGCGCCAATGGTTGTTCCTGATACACAAGGACTTTTAACTCTCACTTCACAGGTTAACATTTCTCGCAATGAAGCAATGTCAGTACCTGCTGTAGCTCGTTGCCGCAATTTAATTGCTGGAGTTATCAGTTCAATGGAATTAACTACAGAATTAAAAGCAACTGATGAGCATGTGCCTAATCTGCCATGGCTAAATCAAATATCAAAGTCAGCACCTAATACAGTTGTACTTTCATGGATAGTTGACGCATTATTATTTTATGGGACTGCTTACCTAGAAGTAACTGAGGTATATCAGGACGACAATCGTCCAGCACGATTTGAGTTTGTTGCTAACAATAGAGTTATTGCACAATTAAATGACAATTCAACATTTGTTGACGAATACTGGGTTGACTCAAAACAAAGACCAATGTCAGGTTTGGGTTCATTAGTCACTATTCAACTTGGTGGCGAAGGAATCCTTGCTAATGGTGCAAGAGTATTAAGAGCAGCTGTTGATTTAGAAAAAGCGTCTGCTGTTGCAGCAGCGACTCCAGTTCCTTCAGGAATCTTAAAAAATAATGGTGCAGATTTACCACCAGCCGAAGTTGCTGGATTATTGGCTGCATGGAAGCGATCACGCTCAGAGCGTTCAACTGCTTATCTAACTTCAACTTTAGATTATCAAGCGACTTCATTTAGCCCTAAAGACATGGCTTACACAGAAAGCCAGCAATACATGGCAACTCAAATTGCTCGTTTGTGCAATGTACCTGCCTATTACATTTCAGCAGATATGAATAACTCAATGACTTACTCAAATGTACAAGATGAACGCCGTCAATTTGTATCTCTTTCACTACAACCTTTTATCTCAGCCATTGAACAACGCTTTAGCATGGATGACCTGACACCAAATACCCAATATGTATCTTTTGATATGGACAGCGGGTTTCTCCGTGCTAATCCATTAGAACGCTTAAATGTAATTGAAAAAATGATCAATCTCGGTTTAATAACTGTAGAACAAGCCCAAGCAATGGAGAATCTAAGCCCAAATGGAAATAATTAATTTTTCAGCTGACCTGGAAGCGTCAGAATCCCGCCGCATTATTGCTGGCAAGATCGTTCCTTTTGAGAACGAGATCGGCAACACTTCTGCTGGCAAAGTAATTTTTGAAGCAGGATCAATTCAAATTGATGATCCAAGCAAAGTTAAACTTTTATTAGAGCATGACCCAAAGCAACCTATTGGTCGCATGAAGTCAATGAACGAGGATAGCAATGGAATCTTTGCTGAGTTCAAAGTATCTAACACAACCCGAGGAACTGACTCACTAATTGAGGCGAGCGAGAACCTTCGCTCAGGTCTTTCAGTAGGTGTAGAAGTTATTAAGGGAATCAATAAGGGTGGCGTTTATCGTGTAAGCGCAGCACGCCTTATGGAAGTTTCGCTAGTACAAGCAGCGGCATTTAAGTCGGCTGAAGTAACCAGCGTTGCTGCGTCCGAACAGGAAGCAGAATCAACCGAAACCAAAACAGAAAAAGAGGAAATTGTGGAAAACACAACACCTGAGTCTGTTGCGACCGAGGTAGTAGA